ACGAATATTAATTAAAATTATCAATTATGAAAAATTTAACACAAAAACTAGAATGGTATAAATCAGTAGCCCCAACTAGAGCTACTTACGCTTGTAATCCTGAACTAGTTTTAAATAGTAGAGTCCTAACTAACGAAGAAATTAATAAAAATAGTAATGTATCTTTCAATCATTCAGGAAGGGTTACAGTTAGAGTTACTGATATTATTAATAGGGATAAGGATTACCAATTTCCTTGCCACACAACAGCAAACAAGTACAATAATAAATTAAAATAAATTAATCAGGGGGCGTAAAAACCCCCACAATAAAATCCTAGAAATAGGTACTAAAACAATGACAACTATAGAAAAAAAATTAATCATCTTAGCCGCTTGGCTTACAGATTACAAAGCAAACATCTACCCAGAAACTGGAGAGGGTGCAATGGAAACGGCTTGTAAAAGGGCAGTTGAGGAAGCAGTCTTTAAAATAGGTGACACCTTAATGGAAATAATGGGAGCGACACCTGAGCTAACGGACCAATTTTTTAAAGATTGTGAGAAACCATGTAAAACGGATGTATGTACAGAGGACACACGAAAACTATAATGAAAGGTAAAGAAAATTGGATGAAAGAAGCTTTATGGTTTAACAAAAGCAGAACACCTGAGCAGGAAAAGAATAAGTATCTGCCTAAAGTAATGAAAGAAAATATTACAGAACTGCAAAGAATAAAAGAGATTGGTTCAATATTATCAGTTTTCAATAATATGATGGATGAAAAAGAAAAAGAGGAAGCGGAAAATCTAAAGAGTACGCAAAATAAATAAATTTAAAACAATGACAAAAATTAACAAAGAGTTTTTCAAGGGTATGAACCCAAAAAGATTTGAAGAATTAACAGAAGAAATTTCAAATTTAGAAGCAGTAGACAATGCAATATCAGATATTGTAGATAAAGAAGAAACAATCAGAATAGAGAAAAATACTATCACCTACCATGAATTGAAGGCGTCAGATTTACCTTTATATAAAATTTATGAAGGTTATCAATGTAAATGGTATTATAGATTGGATGTTATAGATGGAAAGCAGAGATGTCTAAAGATAAAAGATGATGAAATAAATGGAATAGAATTATTAGAATTACCTGCGGAGTGTATATTAGATGCAGAAAATAAGGATTGCACTGAACAAGAGTGGTTGTTAGCTTGTGCGAAGGTTCTAAATTATATAACTCCTAATATTAAGAAATCATGAATAAAATAATAACATTCGGAAAAATTGATTATAATAATTGTGGTAAGAAAATCAATAAAGTTGAAGTAGAACTTTCACTTGAAAAAGTTGATAAACATAATAAACCTAAATACATATTTACAGCATCAGGTTCAGTATGGAATAACAGAGAAACAGATTGTTATCAATGTGGACAATGTATTGATTCTTTAGTTGAGTACCTTCCTAAAAATAAACTTCTAAAAGAAATACACGATATTTGGAAAGAACATCATTTGAACGATATGCATGCGGGAACAGAGGAACAAGAATCTTATTTGAAATCATTAGGAAAATATCAAGATTATACTTGGGCTTGTGAGGAATTGAAAAAAGCGAATCTATATGAAGTACCACACCCATTTCTAATTGTAAAATCTTTTCTAGGTACTCCGCATATATATAAATATGGTCAAGGTTGGTTATATAGAGAAATACCTGAAAATGTAATTACAAGATTAAAAGAAATAATGTCATGATAGCACAAGACTACTACTTTAAAGGAGGTTCTACAATGGTAACTAGAACAGATGTGTTTACAGGATTTGACTTTCAAGATGATAAAGATAAAGATACTCACATTAGAATCATTGGAACTAAAAAAGAAATTGTTATATTAGCAAAAGAGTTCATGAAGGAATATCCTTATTTACAACTTGATGAAGTGTATGATTATGAAGTTCCAAAGAAAGACAATCATTGGTATCAGCATCACTGCTTCGGAACTCCTAAAGAATATAAAGAAACAATGAAGAAAATATCTTCAAGATTACAAGAGTATAAACTACAATATGAACAAGAAGGTTCGTTCATCTTAAATTAAAAAAAAA